TCGCTCACTCTACCGCCGGACCCTTTTTTAACTATTATGTTAACACTCATTTACCGCCAATTTACTGTTAAGAAAAAAAAGGGAGCCGGCCTTCCCCAAAGCCGGCCCCCGTAAACCCATCCCTAAATCTATGAAACTAAACTATTGAGCCGAGTGCGCGAGGATTGGTAACGCAGAGCGTTATCATCGCTTCGACGAAGGCACGTGGCCCGCCGCCGAGGTCAGGCAGGTTCTGCGTGGTAATTCCTTCGAGGAACTTCAGGCTTACCGTGTCGTCGCCGGGTATCAGATATGCTCGGCGAGAGTTCATCACGCCTTGGGCAGTATTGTTGCCCGCTGTCAAAGTTCCCGTCAGCGCAGTGTATGCCCCAGTGCCTGCAACGTTAACTCCGGCCCGTGTTGTAAGGTTGATCGTGTTGGCGGTTTTTCCTGCTACGAGGAACGAGCCATTTGCGGCCAAATTGCCGCCGACGCCGGAGATCGTAACGATATCGCCATCCGCGAAGCCGTGAGCAGTGGCAGTCACTACGATTGGAGACGCGTTCGTTGCGCCGGTAATCGCTTGGCCTTCCGCACGTCCTAAGAAGAGGTCCGGAATGACCTTCAGAGTGCCATACGAGCTGTTGTATTCTGTGATACTCAAGCTCAAGCGGCCTCCGCCGACTTCTTGATTAAATGTCGCGGACCCGGCGTCAGCTCTCGAAAAATCCGAGATTTCGTTGACTACGGCAGGACCACTGAACAATCGGTAATCGGACTTAGTTCCGCTTGCCTCGTACACGGATTGAATCAGTGCGCGAAGATCGGATTCGACCATCGTGTTTGCTCCTGCGGAGGCGGACAAGTCGAATCGACTGCCCGACACTGCGAGAACGCTTGCTGGAACGTCGGCGACTGCTGCTGCCGGGTCGGTCCATACGCCAAGTCCTTGGGACTTAGCCGTGACTGATCCGGAGCCGGTGCGCTGAGATTCGCCGGAGCCGATAACGGATTCGAGCGAGCGTTTAAGCTCCAGAAGACTTTTCGCCTTGGAGGCTGAAGTCAAGCTTTCGCCCGGAGCTACGGAAATCATTTGAGCCTGCCGTGAAACGGCATAGGCATTGCGAACTGTTTGCACCCGGTTCCCTAGGCGAACCCGAGAGTTTATCTGATCGTTGAAGTCTGCATTGAATGCGAGATCAGTGCCGTCAAGCTCCCCGGCCACGTCTGGATTACTGAGTACATCGGCTAACCACTCCGTCAAAACGGCCTTTGGTGCGGCGCTGTGCGCGAGTGTAGAATATAGTGGAGTTGTGGTCGGTTCTACGAATCGAAGGGTATTAGCCAAGCTCTCCCTTGCTCCCTGTTGCGCTAATACGTTGTAAGTTGTTGCTACTGCCATTTGTTTGTATTCCTTTAAGTAATTTTAAATGTTTAAGTAAGTAAGTCTGCGAACTGGTTTGCTGATATGTTGCCAGCGGCGATGGCGTCCTTGACTCTCTTTTTCTGTCTGTCGTCCTTGTGCTGAGGCGGCGGAGCTACGGATTCTTCGAGCGTTGCCGGCGGAGTTTTTGCCGCCCTCTTTTTGGCCGGCGTCTTCCCCTTCGATTCTGCTTTCAGGGCCTGTATCCCCTTAACGAGTGTGGCGGCTACGAAATCCCCGTTCGGTAGGCCGTCCAGTACGTGCTTGTATTGCGGGCCGTTTCTGACCTGCTGGAAAAGCTCGTAGTTTTCGCCCTCCTGCTCGGCTAAGAAAGTGAAGGTCGAACTCGCGTCCGATTGCCACTGCTCCTTTGCCTGTAGGAATTGCGCCCGCTGCGGAATTTTCTCGGTCAGGTACTCGTCGGCGGCTCCAAAGATTTCGCGGATTTCATCCCCGCTGTACTCCTTGTCCCCGTCCTCCACGAACTCCTTTCCCAGATGCTGAACTGCCCATTTTTTGGCGGCGATTGCTTCCTGACGAACTTTCTCCAAGCTCGCTAAGTCGGCTATCTCCTCCAGAGCCGGCGAACCTTGCGGTGATGCCTGCTCTTGCGGTTGGGATTTGAGGGCTGAGATTTCGGCCTGCATGGCCTCGACCTTTTCCTCGGCAGTCTTACTCCGGCTTGTCAGCCGGCTTATCTGCTTCAAAAGCTTCCCTACCGCTTTGGGCGGTTCGACTTCCGATTCATCTTCGGCCTCTTCTTCGGCCTCCGATTCCTCTTCCGTTTCCTCTTCCTCGGACTGATTAGACTGTAAAAGAACGTCCTCTTCGCTCCCCTCCTCCGCTTCTGCCGGTTCAACGGCCTCGGCCTCGGGCGTTTCCGGTTCGGGCGATTCTTCGACTCGCTCTATAAAAGAGTTTGCCAATTCCTCGACCGTGGTCGGAATCTTTGCGCTGTTTTCATCTGCTCCCGAATCTGTACCCGGAGCCTCGGTAGTAATTGTTTCCGTATCCATATCTGCGTTTTTAGAAGTTCGCCGTCTTACCTGCGGACAATGTCCGCCACTTCCATACTAGCACTTTGGCCGGCTAATTTTTCAGGAGACTTAGAGGAGGTGGAAGGCGGCCTTGTAAGGCTCGTATTTCCCCTTGCTCGTCGGGTTGTGCGGGAACAGCTTTACCGCCTTGGCTTTGCCGGGGAGGGCTTTCGGGAATACGTACCATGTGCGAAAGTCAGGCTGGTCTACGTACAGAGCCATGAAATCGAATGCGTCCGGGGCATAGCTGGCGATGACCACCTTGTAGCCGGCATTTTCGCGGTAGCGCGTCCCTTTGATCTGAACTCTCTTCAGGCCAAGCCGGCTATCCGTTATGACGTCGTAAGGCAGATAGTCGCCTTCGGGTTGGCTGACCGCGATGCCTCGTTTCAGACATTCCGTAGTAAACAGGCTTTCGTAGTAGCTGCCCTGCCTTTTGGCGGAATCCCGGTAATCAGCCGTCATCGAGGTCCATGTCGCTCGAAAAATCGACTACGTCCTCGTTCATCCATTGACCGAGGGCGTGCTCCATGATTTCGGCTAGGGTATAATCGTCGAGGTCCGACTCCTCCAGATAGCGGTGGAGCAACGCCCGCACTTCGTGAGCGAACTGCTCGTGCGGCGTTAGATTAATCTTCCTCGGCATGGCTGAATACTCGAATCAGCCTATCGAGGGCCGCGATCTCTCCGGCCAATCGAGCCAATTTCTGAGGGTTGTCGAGCTGGTCGGGACTCTGGAAATCCAGCATCGCCGTTTCCAGCTCGGTGCGGATGTAGCCGACGATGACTTCAAAGTCCTCGCGCGCGCGCATGTTTTTTAAAGCTTCTGTCAGAGTCATGTGAAAAATATTTTAGCGATTTGAGCGAGGATTAGGAAAAGCACGTCAGTAATGGCTTCGCGCTCTATAAAAAACATTGAAAAAACTACCAGCAGATACAGCTCCTTCTGGACGTGGCCCATTAGCCGCCCATGCTTGAGGCCGGCACGTTGCCGGGCGGCGCTCCTAACTTGCCCGTCAGAGCGTTAGTACGTTGCTGCTCTTGAAAGGAAAGTTGGGAACTGTAGTTCTGAAGTCTGGCCGCAAATTGTTCGTCCGACTGCATTCTTTCCTGAACGTCCGAGGCGGGGATTTCTTCCGTTCCTTCGAGGTACTGCTGAAGCATTTGCATTCTCAATTGTACGTTGGCATTTTCAGGAGCATTTACGACCTGCCCCGAGAAGATTTTCGCGATGTCCTCGCTCGTCTCCATGATCTCCTTGTTCGTGGCTTCCTGCGCAGGAGCTATCAATTTCGAGGCAAGCCCCGGATCGATTGCCTCGAGGAAAGTCTGTAGGAAAACGTCGTAGCGAGCTTGCCCGCTTCTATCGAATTGAGAAAGGATCGTGCCGACCGTCTCAAGCTTTTTGACTACCGCTGCTTCGTCGGCGTTATTAGCATTCCATGAGAGTCGAAAATCATAGTCGTCCGCCGCCTCGTCCATGAGGAGCTGAACGCCTTGCTCCGAGCCGGTGACTCTAAACCACTGCTCGGGATTTCCATACTGTCTTTCCATAGCCCAGAACTGGCGAAGTACCTGTGTCCAGCCGTGGAGCCAGTTGTTGACTAATGCTTGACGCATCACGTTAGCCTCGACGGCATCCGCTTCGCTTGTCGCCCTGCCAGTGACTTTGTCCGCCAATTGGCGGAGCTGCATTTCCACCTCGGTGGATGCAGGCGAGTATTTCGGGATTTCCATGAAGCCTACCTCGCCCCGCCGGCGGACCGGTATGACTGAACCGGGTCCGACCTGCTCGGGCTTTCTGCCGATTAGCACTTCCATAGGCGGGACGGTAGACATGCTCGCCCTGTCTCTTCGAGCATCCATCTCGGTCTTTACGGCGAGCTGATAAGAGCGAAGCAATTCGGGATAGCCTCGGCTATCGAACAGCCTGCGAGACAAATGTTCGCGAGTTATTGCGACGAAAGGATAGCCATCGCCGTACATCTCCGTAGAATATTTGGCATAGCCCTCGACCGACTCGCTGAAAATGGTCGTCGTACAAATCGGGACGCCGTCCTCGTCAATCTCCTTGCGATAGCAGGTAATGAGGCGAATAAGCCCTTCGTACTGGTCCAGCGAGCCGTAGCCGCCCGTAACGTAAGTATTATATACCTCCGTTCCTTGAGCCGGAAACGCTCCCTGAGTGTTTTCTATGACGTCGTCCACGAAGTCCGAATCCCAGCCCGCAGTCGTTTCCATTTCCTTGGCCTGCTCGGGCGTGAGGTAATGAACGCAGTAAACCGCTCTGGCGTTCTGCAAGTCCAGCACGTTCGAGTCCACGATCAAGTCGCGGCCCAGCTCATACGCCTTTACCGATGGCCGGTTCGCCGTTACCTTCTCCGATGGAATCTCCGTAACGCCATCTTTCGACAACTCCTTTACCATGCGAGTGATTCGGCCCTTGCGAAGGTTCGGGAATACGCCCTGCAACATCTCCACTACCGTCTCCTTCATGTCAGGATCAAGAATGGCCGCAGCCACTTCCGGGGCTTGCTGCTCGATCTCCGCGATTGAGATAGGCTTGTAGATTCTTTTTATTTCCCGCTTCCAGTACACGCCCAAAAAGGCGATGCCCTGTTCGAGCAGAAGATTTGCCGCGACTCCCGCTTCCCGTGGAAGCTCCGACATCGAGTCCAAGCGCCAACGCATGAAGTCCGTTACCGTCTTGGCCGTCGTAATGTCGCCCGATTCTATCGGCGAGGCGAGTAGATTCCCCTTGTTCAGACTGCCCGTGAGCAAAGCCACGTCCCCGTCAATCAAAGGATTTATAAGATTTGCTTCTAAATCGGAACTTCCCGGCCACGGGAATGCGTCCGGCCCCTCCTTCTGCCCGTTCGTCCCTTTACCCGGCCATTCGTTCCGACGACTCTCGCGAGCCGACTCGGCTTTACTCTGCCAATAGCTCAAATTGTTCCGACATCTATCGAGGTCGGACTTTAGGAAATCCACGTTCGGATTATCCCTGTCGAACTCCTGCACGTCTTTTTCTGTCTCGTCCATATCACATTACCTTACCACATTTTTCACTTAATTTTTTCAAGGCCCGCTCCTCGATCCGCATGACCGTAGCAGGGCCGACTCCGCAGAAATCCGCTATCTGTTCCAGCGAGTATTGGCGGGGAGGGCGGCCCTTCAATACGCCCAGCCCTTCCTCCACCACCATCGAGGCGAGCAGGGCGTCCAAACGACGATCCCGCTCGGCTATCGTTTCAGACAAGTCGGTACAATCCCGGCTCATATTCGCATTCGATGACTTTGACCACGGCGTTCGCCCGGTAAGTGTACCCCGGACGGACCACGCATTTCGCCAGCTCCGGATTCTTCCGCTCTCCGAAGTATATCTGAATCAGCCTCGGATTCGGGAAGGGCTTTAGCACTCTCGCCTCTACCGGCTTGGGCGATAGGTCCGGCGGGGCCGGCTTGCCGGACATTCGTTTGACCACCGCCTGACAGGTGCTGCGAGCATAGCCGCTCTCGTCGGCCAGCTTGGTCCAGCTCATGCCGGCCTCCCGCAACGCCACGATCCGTATTTCCTCCTCCTCCGTTAGTTTTCCCATGTTAGTATCCTCTCGGTGTGCTGATTGCCATTTCCTCCTCCTCGAAATGCTCGAACGCCCCGACCGCGAAATATCTTAGTAGGTCGATGAAATCTTTGGAAAAATCCTTGAGATTTCCCGGCTGATATTCCTGAAGACACGAAATGGTATTCTGGCATTCCTCCGAAATCATTAGCCTCGGCTTGTTTTCCAAGCTCATTGGCTGATCCGATTTCCATGCCAGCAAATTGTTTATCGCCTGCAAGCCAGTCTCGATGTCCAGTGCTTCCGCAGGATATACCGTAACGCCTTCGTCAGCCAGGTCGTCTATAATATTACTGCTGCCTTCCGCCTTCTGGTAGGAGGCGGCTCCGAGTCTAGGGTCGATTATCCGATGACATTTCCTGTCGCCCTCCATCTCCTTGATGGCCTCGACGTAGTCCAGTATCCCGTAGCCGTTAGGATGAGCCGCCTCGCCGGCTCGGAGCTTGTCCCCGCCAGCCATGTCTATCCACGCCCCGAATGTTCCGAAGTCGGGAAACTCCTTTACTACCCATGCGACGTTATGAGCGTCCACGCCTATTAGGGCGATGCTCCAAGGCTTCGCCCCGGCAGGGTCGATGACCGTGATCCACGTCGCAGGATTGTTCTCCGGGTCTGCCAGAATGGGAATCTTTTCAGGCTCCCGGTAGTTCTTGTCCGATAGGAGCGGGAATATTGCCCGCGAGGCTTTTACAGGTACGCCGTAGGCCCGGCAAAGGATAACGTCCCGCTTCTCCCCTTCGAGCGTAGCCTTCATAGCCTCCCAGCCCCCGAACGGATTTTCAGCCGTGTGGAAGTATACGATTGACGACGCCTTGCGTAGGGGCTGCTGGATCAGAGGGACTGTCTCGCCCGGCAGTAGCTCCGCCTCGCAGGACTTGAGCGTCCTTGCCCCGGTCAACAGACTCTTGACCGTAGGATTCCAGCCGTCTACCGCCGTGAAGCTGACCATCCCCTTTGCCGCTCGAACTACGCCATCAGCCTCCTTGTGCGAACGTGTCAAGTTACGATAGCGCAACGTGGATATCCACGGGAGGGGACAAAGCTCGTCAGCCCAAAAACCGATGTTGTGAGTGCCGTTTACCGGGGGCTGCGGACAACCGATCTCCCCGCCCTCTATCGTGCTGATGTCCTGACTCCAGTTGCGGAAAATACAGATCGATTTATTAGGTAGTACGAACTTCGCGGACGTGAAGCCGTTCTTCAGGGAATGCGTTAAATAGCCAGTGGGAGTCCGACCTAGACGCTTATGCTCCGGCTTTAAATACTTGAAAATCAATGCCTGCTGGAACTGAATCGAGTTGGCCGCCGTCTCGGTTAAGCACCAGATGATCGTACCGGGATTCTCGGTCAGGCATTGGACGACTCGCTTGGCGCAAAATTCAGACTTCGAGCTTCTGTTCCCGCCCATAAGAAGAAGTTCCGAGTGGCAGGTCAACTGCTCGTCAGCCATCTTCCACGGCTCCAGCTCAAACCCGAAATCATAAGGACTCTCCCGCTCCGCCGCTATCGCGGCCTCGCGCCTATTATAATAAGAAAGAATCTTCTCCGCAGACATCGACTTCATGTCCTCGGGGGAAAGAGTCGGGAGAGCCGGGTGAGATGTCCAGTTAAGGGCCACGTTTACATTGTAGGACATATTCTCTCTTTTGCGACATTTATTGTCGCGGATAGGAGAGTATGCGCTATAATGGCGGGTATGGTAGTCCTACTAGATGCCGGGTATCGCAGCATGGCCGAGCGTATGGCCGAAGATAGGCGGGAGCGATGTAGAGCGCTTGGCCGAGTGGATCAGTCTACCGGGAAGGACGAAGAACAAAAATGGGATTGGGAGTTTCTCGGGGCTTCCGGCGAGCTGGCCGTGGCGAGAGCATTCAACCTCTGCCCCGATTTCGGCGAGGAAGCAGGCAAGGCCGACTTCACTCTCCCGAGCCGTAAGACCTTAGACGTCAAAACCGTGAACTACGATTCGCGAGGTAAGAATCTTCTTGTCCGAAAATCAGCCGTACATTGCGACGTCTACGTTCTAGTCGAGCATCTCGGATTCGCGAGGTATAATCTGGTTGGCTGGGAAAGCGGGGAAACGGTCCGGGCTTCGCCGGTCGGCAAGGTTCAGAAAGGCTGCCACTTCGTTCAGGCGGACCAGCTTCGCAACTGCAATTGCAAAAATTTTTTAGAGGGACTCAATCGGTTGGAGCTGCCGGCCGCCGGCGATCTCGACCCCCCTCCCCCCCTGCCTGAGCCTTTTGAATCGTGCAATTTTTAGTCCGTTGTGCAGTCATGACTGCGTGGGAAATTCCCTCGGCTTGCGTAAGTCATTACCAGTCATGACGAACTGCGTAGCTAGTGTAAATGCATCTACTTCGCCCAACAGTGATTATGTCTAATCGTCCCTTGTTGGTGCAGGTATTTATAAACTCTTTATAAACCCTTGCACCGATTAGAAACGCCATGCCTACCAAGAAGCGAAGAGTAATTTACGAAGCCCACAACCTGCCTGCCCAGACCACAGTCGAGGAGACATGCCCATCCGTCTACACAGCGGCCACGCTCAAGCAGCAAAGACCCGATGCTTACGCAGGCGTAGTCCAAGGTCTGGTCGAAGGTACGCCGCTCTCTCGAATCCAAGCGAGGTATAAAGTCGGAGCGAATACGATAGCAGTAGTCCGCTCTCGCGAGAAGGCCATCATAGCTCAATGCAAGCAGGTTCTTCAGGGGCTAATCGGATACGCCGCTCAATCCAGCGTGGAGAAATACATCGAGCGGCTCGAAGCGAACAAGATTCCCGATGGCGTGTTGCCAATTGCTACAGGCATAATGATCGACAAGGCGAGGTTGGCGGACGGCGAGCCATCGCAGGTAATCGAGGTCAAGCGAACCGTAACTCTGGACGAGGTCAAGGCCGAGCTGGATGAGATGAAGCGAGCCGAGGTAATAGAGGCTGAAGTGGTGGACATGCCGGCAGACCCACCTACTCCTACCGATCCGCCCAATACCTAGCCGGGTCTGAGGCTGCTTGCCGGGTCTGAGGCTGACTGTCTTCCGGTCTGATCCTATAGTCGTACGCTTTCCGGTCTAAACCTGCTTTTCGGGAGTCGCAAAGAGGCGGCTTTGCGAGGAATCCTAGTATTCATGTGGGTTTTAGGTGGTCGGCTTTGCGAGACTTTGCGAGGACTTTGCTGCAAACTATATAGGCGCGCGCCTTTTAAGTGTGCGCCTATATAGTTTCCGGCTGAAAGACGTACGCTTTCCCGTACATGTCTAATTGAAGTCCGGCTAAAGGAATGCATGGTCCGCCGCAAAACTCCTGCCTGCCTGCGGAGCGATGTCTTGAGAGTTCAAGTCGTATCGTTATGGATCTCTTTGTTAAGGGTAGTTCGTATTGCGGGACGAGCCGGCAAGCCGGCAAACCTGCCCACCGCTCTACCGAGTTGATGAACACAGGGAAAGCGAATTAAGGGCTTGACGGATGTCCATATAGGAGTAAAATCTACTTACCTCCTACAGGCAATCCCGGTCATACATGGCCAGCCTGTTGCCTCCACCACAACGGCTTGGTGGAAGAGACAGCCGCACCTAAACGTTGTAGAATCCTCCTTTGAGAGGAAATTCTACAACGGCGCGTCTGACTACCGGCAGGCACTGGGTATGCCGTGATTGACTGGTAAAAAAGGGAGACTGGAGATAGCCGGAGCGAAGCCCGAAGGGCGAGCCATGCCCGGATATCCGGATCGACGGGATAGCAGGGAGAACCGGGCAGGCCAAGGAGAGTCTCCGGGTAGCCGGGAGTCCGAAGACTCGCGGGCAAGGCGGCATAACGCTATGCGTTAT